CAGTGAGCTTGAACAACCGACCGACCCCGCGAACGCCGTAGGCAACCCCTACGGCGTTTGTCTTTGTTTGAGGGATCGACGCGCGCGCCAGCCGGCTGGCAGGCTCTCGGAGCAATTCCGCGCGCTTTCGATTGACTTTCGATACCACACTCGGCGTAACATCGACGCGCGTATCGGGCGACGGAAAGAGAGCGTAGGGCGAAGCCCGAAGCGAACGGGCAAGGTTCCTACGCAGTAGGCGAAGACGAGCCAGCGAGCCGACGAAGTAGCAGAGGGAGCGAAGGCGCTACTGCTGCTACCGATGCTGGTGCTGCTGCTGCTGCTAACCCCTCGAGCGCCACACCCCAACAACCGAACGAGAGCGGGAACGGAACCCAAAGCGTAGCGGATCGACCGAAGCACTACGCGGGCAGCGTGTGCCGCGCGCGTTTCGACAACATGACGCATGAGGGGGGGAGGGTTAGCATACCCCCTCCTGCGCGAAAGGACCCTATCACAGGTCTCGTTAGACGGTTGTTACCCGGTGCTGGGTCGTGACCCCCTGTATATGTGGAAACTGGGGAGCAGGGGGTTGCGTTAGACGAGGTTTCGACCCAAGCGCAAGAGTTCTTGCGGTTGACGTGAAACCTAGCCTAACACGACGAGGGTATTCGTTATTGGGTTGTGGTAAGGAGAAAGTGGAAGTTTATCTTCCTGTTTGTGGAAGCACAGGGGCTCACTCTCGAGGAGTTCTGGTGGGGATGCCGTGAGGCGTCCCATTGGTTCTGTCCGTACCTGCTGGGGGTGGAGAACGGGCGTCTGCACGACGAGCTCCAGTTCATGCTCGACGAGGCGACGGACTGCTATGTGGAGCTGCCCCGTGGTCACGGGAAGACGAGCAACATGGCTGCGCGGGTGGCGTGGGAGATCGGCAGGAACCCCGAGATCCGCGTCAAGATCGTCGCGAGCACGGACGACGAGGCGGCGAAGACGGTCACGATGATCCGCAAGTTGATCGAGAGCGAGGAGTACCGCAAGGTGTTCCCGTCGATCGAGCCTGACGGCCACTCGACATGGGGCAACACGGCGTTCACGGTGAAGCGCGCAAGGCTGATCCGCGACCCGACCGTCGAGGCGGTGAGCGTGTTCGGTCGCGCCGGCGGTCGATCGGACCTGCTGATCGCCGACGACGTGTGTGATCTTCGGAACGCGGTCCAGCAGCCGAGCCTGCGCGAGCAGGTGAAGGAGAGCTGGAAGACGATCTGGATGCCGACGCTCGACAGGTCGAGCCCGAGGCCGCGCATCTGGAAGTTCGGCACGCCCTATCACGTCGCCGACATCACGGCTGAGTGGCGGTCGTATCACTCGGAGCGCGGGGGCTTGTTCCGCCGTCCCGTGCGCGGGTACGAGGGTCCGTGGCCGGAGGTGTTCACGTCGGACATGCTCGAGGACCTGCGGGAGCAGCTCGGTCCGATCGCGTATGCAAGGAGCTACGAGCTCTCGCCTGTCTCGAGCGACCAGCTTGTGTTCGACCACTGGTGGCTCGACCGCGCGTTCTACGAGGGGAACGTGCCGGAGTTCGTGCGCGCGACGGGTCAGTCGATCGCCGCGACCGACTTCGCGTTCAGCGACAAGACGGTGAAGAAGGGCGATCCCGACTACTCGGTGCTCGTGACGGGGTATCGGTCGATGGACGGCTACTGCTACGTCGACAGGGTCGTGCGCGCGCGCGTTCCGTTCCCCGAATGGCTGCGGATCTGCGCGAGGGAATGCAGGTCTTCGGGCGTGAGCGTGCTGATGGCGGAAGGCAACGGACCGCAGGCGGGACTGGTGCAGCAGCTCTCGATGGCCTGCGAGACGGCGAGCGTCGTTCCGCTTGTCCGAACGAAGGACAAGCTCTCGCGCGCGAGCGAGAAGCAGTCGTTCGTCGAGACGGGCAGGCTTCGTCTCCGTGGCGAGCGCGGCAAGGTCTGCCGCGAGCACGCGCCTCTCTACGAGGAGATGACGACATTCCCCGCAGGGGACCATGATGACACGGTCGACGCTGTCGTCGACCTCATGGAGGCTTGCATGAGGGCTGGTTATGGCCTCACCGCGAGACCCGAGTTGACTTCGAGCGGCAGGAACAGGCTGTGGAGGCTCTATGGATGAGATGCTGAAGAAGGGTCGTGGTCGTGGGAAGCGCAAGGCGAGCGAGGCGGTCGAGGGCGATCTTCCGTCGAAGATGATGGTCCCCGTCGCGATGCCGATCGAGATGCAGCGGACGTTCTATGCGTCCGTCGCCAAGATCCTGCGCAATCCGTCGCTGTCGTACCGCAAGGACCGGCAGCTGATGAAGCAGATGAGGAACGACCCAGACTGCATGGGTCCCCTCACGCAGCTCCAGGTGTCGATCGCGGGGCTCGAGTGGCAGGTCAAGCCGTTCGACTCGAGGGATCCGATGCAGGAGGAGATGGCGGAGCGTGTCGCCGAGATCCTCCGCCGGCTCCCGCGATTCCCGGACATGGTTCGGCACCTGCTAGATGCGGTGTGGTACGGCTCGAGCGCGCTGAACGTGATCTACTCGCGCACCGAGCGCGGCGAGATCGTTCCCGTCGACTGGATCCCGTTCAACCCCGACGTGCTCATCGTCCACGAGGACGGCACTCCCGGCATCAAGGTCGGTCCGCGCTACTACGGCGAGATGGGCGGCACGGGCGGCGAGACCCAGCAGGGCTTCGACAGCCGCGTCCACCTATTCACCGACATCGAGCGCCGCGCGGTGCTCTGGCATCGCTACATGGTGCAGGGACCGGACTTCGACGATCCATACGAGACGGCGTACTCGTACATGGGCAAGGGCGTTCGCGACGTGGTCTGGTGGTACTGGAACCTGAAGCAGGCCGTGCTCCAGAACTGGGCGACGTATGCCGAGCGTTACGCGCAGGGCATCCGCGTCGGCTACTACCCGATGGCGCAGAAGGGCGGCAAGGAGGAGATGGAGACGATCCTGCGGAACCTCGTCGGCGATGTGTCGGCGGTCGTCCCGCGCACGACTCCCGGGCAGAAGGACTACGAGATCGAGATCAAGGAGCCCGGTGCGGCCCGCGCGCAGGTCTTCGCCGACCTGACCGAGTGGCTCGCCAAGAACATCAAGGAGCTCATCGTCGGGCAGAGCGCGACGAGCGAGGCGGTGTCGACGGGACTCGGCTCGAGCGTCGGCAAGGAGCACTCGAAGACGTTCACGCGGCAGATGAAGTTCGTTGCGGACGGACTCGCCGAGACGATCACGCACCAGTTCGTGCGCGAGATCGTCGACATGAACTTCGGTCCGCAGGAGGACTACCCGCGCTTCGAGTTCTCGATCGAGTCGGTCGACATGGAGAAGAAGCTCGAGGCCGTGCGCATCTTCGTCAATGAGCTCGGCGGCACTGTCAGCGAGGCTGAGACCCGCAAGATGCTCGGGCTCGCGATCCCCGACGTGGACGAGCCCGTGCTCACCGGCAAGGTCAAGGACATCCTGCCCGACCTCTCGCCCGATGGAGGCGACGACGACGGACCGATCCTGAACGCGAAGGACGTGTTCTCGAGGATGACTACAGGCGAGCTGAACCGCGAGGCGGTGCGCCGACGACGCAGGAAGCCGAAGGGGAACTGCGGCAACGGGTTCGGCGGCTTCACCGACGCGAACAACTGCGCGGCAGGCAAGCACGACTATCCCGAGACCCGAAAGAGCCCGACGAAGAAGGCGAAGAAGAGGAACGAGAAGGGCGTCGGCGACTGCGTCATCGAGAAGCACCGCGTGCTGGTCGACGAGGGATACTCGGACGACCAGGCGTGGGCGATCGCCTACTCGATGTGCGGCGAATCGAAGAGCGAGCATGGCCGTCCGCCGAAGGCTCTCGACACGGAATCCCGCAAGGACCGCGCCGGCGACCTCGTCAGGCAGGGCTTGAGCGTCGAGCAGGCGGTGCGCATCGCCGCCCGCGACTCGATGCTCGAGCGCGGCGGAGATGTCGTCAAGGACGACACATACACCTTCGACCGCGAGGAGAAGAAGGTCGGCGAGAAGGAGACGTTCGACGAGGCGGAGGGATACCTGCCGCCTGAGAAGGTCGCGTCGAACGCGCGCCGTGCCCTCGATGTCCGCGAGACCAAGCCCGAGAGCGAGCGCGGCATGACCGCAGTCGGACTCGCGCGCGCTCGCGACCTCGCCAACAGGAAGCGACTGTCCGAGGAGACCGTCCGCCGCATGGTTCGGTACTTCGACCGCCATCAGTCGGACAAGAAGGGCGAGACGTGGAACGAGCAGGGCAAGGGCTGGCAGGCATGGAACGGCTGGGGCGGTGACGCGGGATGGACGTGGGCGAAGCGAATCGTCGCCCGCATCGACGCCGAGAAGACGAAGAACGGCAAGGTCGACGGACTCAAGGGTCCGTTTGACTTCGACTCCCAGGAGG